CAATATGTCTTTGTAATTGGTTAATATTTATAATAAAACCAATTATTATGAAAAATTTAACTAAAGAACAGTTTTTAGGTATTATTAGACACACCTTAACTTTCGTAGGTGGTATTTTACTTACTCAAGGTATTATTGATGCTTCGCTTTTAGGTGAAGTTTCTGGTGCTGTTGTAACATTAGCAGGAGCTATTTGGTCTATAGTAAGTAAAAAATAATGTATAATTTTTTTAAAACAATGTTTGCCAATGATAAAGGTACCTCGCACAAACGTGTGCTTGGTACCATTGGCTTTCTTTCTTTAATAATATTTTTATTCACTTGTGGAGAAACACATAAAGCAGAAGCAGTATCAGCTGTAGAATATTTAACTATAGCAACTGTATTTGGTACTGTAGTAGAAAAATTTGCCCCTAAATCTCCAGATAAAAACCCAGAAGTATAATGGCCGCTCCAAAAACAACATTAGTTGAGTTTCCTGAAAATCAGTATTATAAAACTCAATTTAAAAAGAATCAAATTTATTTACATCACACAGCTGGGAATGCTGATGCTAAAAACACATTTGCTTTTTGGAAAAGTGATACTGGAAGAATAGGAACTTGTGTTTCCATCTCAGGTAAAGGTAAAAACACAATTGATGGTGAAATAGTACAAGGTTTTTCATCTAAATTTTGGGCTTATCACTTAGGTGTTAAAACCAAATATTTTCAAGCTATGAAATTACCTTATAAAGAGTTAGATAAATTCTCTATAGGTATTGAAATTTGTAATTGGGGACAATTAACTTTAAAAGATGGTAAATTTTACAACTATGTGAATCGTGAAGTAGCAGCTAATGAAGTTTGTGAATTAACTACTCCACATAGGGGATACAAATATTACCATAATTATACTGATGCTCAAATTGAGTCTACAAGACAACTTTTAATATATTGGGGAGAATTATATAATATTCCTTTAACATATAATGAAGATATTTGGGGTTTAACTCCAAGAGCATATAAAGGAGAAGCAGGAGTATTTACCCATAATTCAGTTAGACCTGATAAAGTGGATGTGTATTCTCATCCTAAGTTAATTGAAATGTTAAAATCACTATAAACGCATATATTTATTATCGTAAATTTTGCGTGGTATTCTGCGATTTTGATTTGATCGGTTAATATAAGCGCTATAAAAATGTTATATGCGATATTTATGTATGTGGATGTAAATAAAGTATTTAGACTATTTGATGGGGAAGAATATAATTCTTTACCTGAAAAAGCTCAAGCTGTTGATGCTGCTTTAGACTTTAAAGAACATCCTTTATTTTGGGTAGGTATGTTTAAAAAACTTATCCACAATCATAAAGTATTTAATAAAAAAGTAATTAGTTTCTTTTCTAAAATGGATGAGGAATTAGATCTTTATGATGTTGAACAAGCCGGAGAATTTGTAGTTTATAACAGAGCTTGGTTTTGGATTTCAAAAATCGACACTCAAATTTCCTCTCACCAAAATGCTTTATTACATTATGCAGATGAATATCTTCTTACTTATGTAAAATTTGCTGTTTCTTATTTTGAAGAATTTGAAGAATATGAAAAATGTGCACAACTTGTAAAAATTCAAAATTTTCTTAAAGAGTTTTCAAACTAAGCTTGGAACCTTAGAATTAATACATTATATTTGGGGTACGAGAAAAAAAGAAAATAAAGAATGTTATGAAAAACAGAGAGATTATAATGAGACGGTTGGAACGAGCCGAGGGAGAAATTGAGAAATTGTATTTTTTCCTAAATCGAGGTGGTTCTAGAGAACAAGTAGAAGAGGTATTAATTACCCTTAAAGAAACAGTTGATGATGCTAAAGCATTTATTCAACAAGAACCTTTAGGTCCAAACGAAATTAATCAATATTAATATTTATGCAATTAGCAGCAGAACAAATCCAACAAAATTGGATGGATTTTATTGGTTTTATTGATGACCATATTTCTGAACCACGTAAAACAGCTCTTAAAGCATTTTATGAAAAATATGAAGACCGTATTATTTTAATGCCGGCTGCTCATAAAAAAGAATACCATAATGCTTTTCCTGGAGGTTATATAGAACATGTTAATCGGGTTGTAACTTGTGCTCTTCATCTTCATAAATTATGGGGTGATATGGGGGCTGATTTAGATACTTTTACTAAAGAAGAACTTGTATTTTCTGCCTTAAATCATGACCTAGGAAAAATGGGTTCTGAAACTGAAGAATCATATATTCCTCAGACTGATAATTGGAGAAGAGAAAAATTAGGTGAGGATTATATGTTTAACACTAAAGTTCCATTTTCATCAGTTCCAGATAGAGGATTATATCTACTTCAATCTCATGGTATTCCTTATACATTCAATGAAATGTTAGCTATCCAGACACACGATGGTTTATACGATAAGGCAAATGAGAAGTATTTAATGGCTTATATGCCCGAACAAAAACCTCGTACTTCTCTTCCTTATATAATACACCAGGCAGATTTAATGGCTGCTCGTATTGAGTTTGAGCGTGAATGGTTACCTAAATTAAATGGTAGCGTGGATACCAAAAAGAAAAGTTTTACATTAGAGTCAAATAAAAAATTACCTTCAAAAGATAGTAAACAAACTAAAGCATTAGGTTCACTAAAAAATGAAGGTCTTAAAAATTTATTAGATAACTTATGATAGTATTAACAATAATTTTAGGTATAATGGTCGTGATCTTAGGATACACGACCTTTAACCTCCTACGCAAAAATGAAAAACAGGAAGATATCCTTACAGGATATATGACGTATTTAAATAAAATTTCTCAAGTTATTGAAGCTTCAGATAAAAAAATGCAGGAAGTAGATGCAAAAGGAAGTTTCAAATCAGATGATGAAGTTGGATTTTTCTTTCAACAAATACAAAGTATTCAAACTATTCTAAATGCTTTCATCATCAAGAATGTTGAAAAGTAATGGAAGTACTAGTAAAGAAAAAAAAGAAAGGGGTACAATACTTTACCCAAGATACTGAAAATGCGATTGTTCTTTATAATCATACTGAGGATCCTGAAGAAAGAAGTAAAATTTATAGAGAAAGAATTCATTATGGGTTTTTTAAATTAACCGAAAATATTATTCATACTTTTAAATTCTATTATACAGAAGTAGATAATATCGAAGATTTACAACATGAAGTAATTACATTTCTTCTTTCAAAAATTCATTTATACGACCAGACAAAAGGTACTAAAGCATATTCTTATTTTGGTACTATTGCAAAACGCTATTTAATATTATCCAATCAGAAAAATTATAAAAAGCGAGTTGATACAGCACCAATTGAAGTATTAGAAGAAGATGAAAATCATTCATATAATATTGATGATAGTCCTTATGATGAAAGATTATCTAATTTTATAGATTTATATACTGAATATTGTACTGAAAATATATTTCAACTTTTTCCAAAAGAATATGATGCTCAAATAGCAGATGCTATATTAGAATTGTTTAGAAAACGAGAAAATTTAGATGTATTTAATAAAAAAGCACTTTACATTTATATCCGTGAACAAATTGATGTAAAGACTCCTAAAATTACCAAAATAGCAAATCAGCTTTACGATATTTTTAAAGAAAATTATATCTTTTATTTAGAACACGGATATACAAATTTCTAGTTTCAATATTTATAGGAAACTAAATGTATATTTATGTCACAATTTGATAATATAATCTTTGGTAAGAAAAAATTTTCCGATATTTTGGAGGAAATTTATAATAACCAACAGAAAAAAGACAAACAAGTTACTGCCCTTATAAACGAGTTAAAACCATTAATCTCAGAAATTGGTGATGCTACTTTAGTTGTTCCTTTAATTAAGGAATATATGGAAATTAGTGTTAAAAATGATGATTTATTAATTAAAATGGCTGCTTTAGCTCAACGTGCTATGCAAACTCAAACAGCAGATGGTACCCTAACTATCTCAGACGAAGAAAAAGAACAACTACTTTCAGCAATGAACGAGTTAAAAGGAGATAAATAATGGCAGGATATGCAGAATATGGTTTAGCAGCTCAAGCAGCAACAAATCAAAGTTCCTTTGATCAACCAGGACAATTTACTATTCAACCAGTAAGAGTTCGATTTACCTTTTTAGATCCTGTAGCTATTAAAAATGAATATCCAAGATTATTTGATAAATATGGATCTTATGATACTTTGGGAGGTATTTTATTTGAACCTTTTACAAATCCTATTGTTCCTATAAGTGATGTATTTGAAGATAATTTAATTTTTAATTACAATTTTGCTAAACCTTTATTTCCTAATATAAGACAAGTTCCTTTATTAAATGAAATAACTTATATAGTTTCTTTCCCTTCAACAAGAACTCAAGATCCAAGAAATGTAGATTTAAACCAAACCGATTATTATTATTTTCAACCTATTAATCTTTGGAATACTTTACATCAAAATGCATTTCCCGATCCTTTAGTAGAATGGAATACTGAAACGGAACCCCAACCAAGAAATATTTCTTATCAAAGAGCAGAAGCTGGAGCATCATCTAATGAAGACGCACCACCCCCACAAATTGATTTAGGAAATACATTTGTAGAAAAAAGCAATATTAAATATCTTCAACCATATGAAGGAGATATAATTTATGAAGGTAGATGGGGTCATAGTATTCGTTTTGGTTCAACAGTAGATGATCAAAACCCTTGGTCTAAAGTTGGTGAAAATGGAAATCCTATTTTAATTTTAAGAAATGGACAAGCTCCTACAGAAACAGAAGCATGGATTCCTACTATTGAAGAAATAAATAAAGATTTAGGTTCTATTTATTTTGGTAGTACTCAACAATTACCCTTAGAAGCATCTTCAGCTAATTATTCTAGTTATCAATCAAATCCACCCACACTTCCTAATCAATATGATGGAAATCAAATTATAATAACATCTGGAAGATTAGTATTTAATAGTTCATTAGATCATATTTTATTAAGTTCTAATATGTCTATTAATTTAAATGCTATTGAAAGTATTAATGTTGATACTGATACTATGGTTATACAAACCGGAAAATTATATTTGGGAGATAAAGAAGCTGATGAACCTTTGATGTTGGGTAATCAAACAGTTGATTTATTAGAAGAATTAATAGACTCTCTTCAGTCTTTTATGAATACTTGTCAAACTCTTGTTGGGGTTCCTGCTGGTGTATTAATGGCACCTTTAAATCAAAAAGCATTATCAGTAAATACAATCCTTACAGCTCTAAAAACCAGAATAACTAATCAGGAACTTACATCTAAAGATAATTTTACTACATAATGGCTACTATAGATCCTTCAAAAGCATCTTCTTTAATTAAAGCAGCTGCTGATCCAAATATAAAAAAATCTGAATTATCTAAAATTAGTAAGGAAACTGCTAAAAAACTTCAAGATCAAAAAAATAATAAAAATTTTGCTTTTAATGAATCTTTAAAAGATTATCATGCTAAAAAGAAAGCAGAAATTCAAGCAACTAGAGCTGAACAAAAAGCAGCAAGACAAAAAGCCAAAGAAGATAAAAAACAAAGAAAAAAAGAAGCAGATGATATTGATGAAGTAATAAGTAATAATACTCCAAAGGATCAAAAACCTGAAGGTCTTAGTAAATTTGGTCCTATTTTAAATTCTCAATCTAAAAAAGTAATAGGATTAATTACACCTAATGTATTAGCATTAGCTGCTGAATATATTAATCCTGAAGGTATTTGTCCTCCTGAATCTATAACAAGAGCTACTTTAACACAATTTAATGATATTGTTAAAGATTTAAATAATACTGTTGAAAATATAAATAAAGTAGCTAATATTAGTCAAGTAGTATCAACAGGAGCTAATACTATACAACAAGTTTCAACAGTATTACAAACAACTATCCCTATAGTATCAGCAGCTGCTAAACTCCAACCCGCAATCCCCGGATTTGTAGTTTCTATATTAGATGATTTAGATTATGTTAATAATAAATTATTATATAAAGCTGATGGAACCCCTAAATTACCCCCTATTATTGCTGGAGCGAATGCTTTAACATTAGGAATATCAGTATTTTCTCTTTCTTTAAGAAATGTAGCAAGTATTATAACAAATTTATCATTAGCACTTCAAAAATGTCTTCCTGAAGCAGATCATAAAAATATTCAACAATTATCTAAAACTACTGAACAGTATATTAATTATGGAATAAATAATTATGATAATTTTGATAGAACTACTTATCAAGGTTTTGAAATAAAAATTGAAGAAATTCCATATACCCCTACAGTGACCAGAAGAAGAGCTGTTGGATATACAC